CCACGAATTAGAAAAAGAAATTGTTTCTTTAAATAGAGCACAAATAGAACTTAACAAGGTTGAAGCATCACACGAAAATGTTTTTGTTGCTGGCTGGAGACCTTTTATTGGTTGGGCTTGTGGTATATCACTTGTTTACCATTTTCTTATTGAGCCTATTATCCAATATATTCTTATTATGAATGGTTCTGACTTTGCAACTCCAGAATTTGATTTTAGCCAGCTTTCAACAATTGTCATGGCGATGCTTGGTATGAGCAGTTTAAGAACTTACGAAAAAACAAAAAAATAATGTACACCTGTATGCCAAGAGAAGATAAACATTTTGACAGAGACTTAATTAAGAAAAGGCTAATAGATTTTGAGGGCTTAGTGCTCAAGTCCTACACTTGCCCCACAGGATATACAAGTGTGGGCGTGGGTAGGAATCTTGAGACCAATGGCATCACAGAAGAAGAAGCCATGTATCTGCTCAACAACGACATCAGCACAGTCATCAATAAGCTAGACAAGCACTGGATAGCTTGGCGTAAGCTGCCCATCACTGCTCAATACGTTTGCATAGACCTAGTATTTAATATGGGCATCAATACATTCATGTCATTCAGACGTACTAGAAGTTACATGGAACTTAATGAATGGGAAAAGGCAGGAGATGAGTTGCTGAACTCAAAATACGCTGAACAAGTGGGCAGGAGAGCCTTATTTAACTCGGAGCAACTGAAAAGCTGCAAGGAATGAACCAATGGCTAGTGCTAAATCTGTTGGAGATTTTGGCGAATATTTAGCAGCAGCATACTTGTCTCTAGTTGATGAGATCACGACAGTTTTAATCGTACCTCATGGAGCTTCAGCAGATATCGTCTTTGAATACAAACTTGAGCTGTATCGTTGCCAAGTTAAAACTGCAAGCAAGATAGAGAAAGCCAGACAGAACTGGCGTTTTGATCTAAGACGTGGGCTTCATGCTAAAGACAGAACTTATAAACGCAACAGCATTGATCTATTCGCTCTAGTATCTCTAGGGCATCAGAACGTGGTATTCATGCTGCCACAAACCAAAAACCAAATCACCATCACTGACGAGCATATGAAAAATAACGATGCTCTGAAAAATCTGCAAAATATTATCTCTGAAATTAATTAAAATAATTGTTTACATATATATCTAAATATTTGTATAATAGGTTATTCATTATTAATTAGGAGATAAAATGAAATACACAGAAAACCAAACCAAAGCAATCAAACACTTTAACAATCTTATTCTTGATTGTGGAGATATGACTGCTGCTTGTTTTGAGATGAAATATTTAATCGAAGAGTTAACAAAGAATGGCTGGACTGCAAAGCAGGCAGAAGGAACTATAGGCAGCTTAGTTGAGAATGGCACTATAGTTTTAGATGTAAATTGTGGTGTTCAGGAATGGTGGATATATTTAGATAAGAGTGTTGCTTAAGTAACCCACCCCACCAGTAACAAGCTCCTTCATTGGGGCTTTTACTGGTAGAACTAACTCATTTTTTATAGGAGATAAAATGAAAAAATCAAATTGGGAAACAGAAACTTGCACACGTTGTGGTGGCACTGGTAAATATAGCTCTCATATTCTTTATGGAAGAAGATGTTTTAAATGTGGTGGGGCTAAAATTACTTTAACCAGAAGGGGTAAAGCTGCACACAAATATTATCATGAGTCATTAAGAACTGACCCCTCTAAAGTAAAGGTAGGAGATTACCTTTTTGCCGATATGAAAAATGGTTGGTTTAAAGTTAAAGAAATAACAATAGAATTTGATAGATTTGAATTTAAATGTGAGGGTGGATATAACTTAGGTTCTAAATATCCTGTTAAGAGCACAACAGGTCAGGAAGAGCTTAATGAAAAGGTAGCCAAAGCTCAAGAATATCAATCTAAGCTTGGCAAACATGGCAAAGTATTAAAAAAATATATTGAGGTAGCGTAATGGAAGATATCAACAAATACTTTAACACCTCAGAGAAATCTGAGGTGGGCAGCACAGATCATTCTGGTGGTTGGTCAAAAGACTACCAAGACCCTGATAATTATTGGGGTCATGGTAAGTGCTTCGTTTACTACAATCGCAATTGCAGCTTTAAGCTTAAGCAAGAGATTTGGCATGGGCACACCAGCAAGATTGTCAGGGTTAAAGACATGGAGCTGCTGACAAATGAAACACCATTCACTGATGCAGAAGTTCTGGAAGCATTGAATGAGAAATGGTTTGCACTGGGTAATGAGAATATCAGACTTGCCAACAACGCAGGTGCAAGAATGAGAAGGGCTAAACAAAGAGAGGTAGCGTAATGAAAATAGAAAAAGATATATTGATGGAAGATCATGTGCAAAAGCATCATAGGTCTAAGCACGATGAGATCAGAGAAACAATCTTTGCAATGGAGATTGGCGATAGTGTTTTCTTTGATGTTTATGAGGAAGCTGTGAGGTTTAGAGGTAGGGCTGCAAACTACCTCAGAACCATGCCCAACTTCACCAGAGACTTTAAGTTAAGAACTGTTGAGGGTGGCTGGAGAATCTGGCGTTCAAAATAGTTGAGATATTTTTGTATATCTATATACTTATATCATTCATTATTAATTAGGAGATAAAATGAAATTAACCAAAGAAGAAAAAACGCTAATCTTAGAACTCTTAGAACATTCAAGAGACAGGCATCAAACTATAGCGTATTCATCAAAACCACAGCGAAAATCTGTTTGGACATATACAGACGAGGATCGACTGGAAAGTAAAAATAAATCTATCTGGATTCAACAATTAATTGAAAAAATAGAGGGGGAAGCATAATGGAAAAGGAGCTAAAAATTAATATTTACGAAGCAGAGCTTCTAGCTAGTGCATTGAGAGATGCTATAGAAGCAGACACTAAAAAGGCTTGGTTTGAAACCAAAGAAAAGCAAATTGCAGAAATGCATACATTGCTAAAGTCTATACAGAATTTACATTCAACAACGAGGGTAGCGTAATGAGTAAGAAATTAATTACTAATGTAGGGGGCGTTAAGATTGTGGCTGACAACCATAAGGAATTTATCGCTAAAATTAAGCTGGCATTAAAGTGCCAGCACAACCATCGAATCTTCAAGCAAGAAGAATTCAGATTAACTAGAGGAGAGCAGAGATGAGAGTATTAATAGCTTGTGAATATAGTGGTATTGTTAGAGATGCTTTTTTAAAGAAAGGTTTTGATGCTTATAGTTGCGATATTCTTGATTGTGAAAGTAAATATAATCAAGACCCTTCAAGGCATTTTAAATGTGATGTTTTAGAAGTCTTAAATCAAGACTGGGATTTAATGATTGCTCATCCACCTTGCACACATTTAGCAGTTAGTGGTGCTAGGTGGTTTAAAGATAAACAACAAGAACAAAAAGAAGCATTGGATTTTGTTCGTATGTTATTAGATGCACCAATAAAGCATATAGCTTTAGAGAATCCTGTATCAGTCATTTCAAGTAAGATTAGAAAACCAGATCAAATAATACAGCCATGGCAATTTGGACATGAAGCACAGAAAACAACTTGCTTATGGTTAAAAAACTTACCACATTTAAAACATACTAAGGTTGTAAGTAAGGGAGAGTTTACAACATTTAAAAGCGGTAAAAGACATCCTAAGTGGTATGCAGATGCTTTGAAGTTATCTAAGCATGAAAGAATGAAAGCTAGGTCTAAAACATTCCAAGGAATTGCAGATGCTATGGCAGATCAATGGGGGGCAGCATAATGGTAGGTAAGCTAACAAAAGACGATGAGCTATCAGCATCAACTGTAGCTAATGCAATGGGCAAGGGCAAATACAAATCTAAGCAACGTCAGTTGCAAGAACATATCAAAGCCAAGCATGGTGAAGATATTAGCTTTGATCAGAACACAGCAATGGAGCTAGGAGACTTCTTTGAGGAGCATATCATTAGGTATGCAGCTAAGAAGCTTGGGCTGACGGATGTGCAGACTGAGTTTCCAGAAGCTTTCACTCATCCATTCTATCCAGTCAATTGTTCTTTAGATGGAACAGCAATGGCAGATAACTTAGAAATCGAAACTGACCCTGCTAAGGGCATTTATGTGGTGAGCAACGATGCATCTTAATGGTAAAGGCATTATCGAGTGCAAACTAACCAAAGACTATCCAAAGGATTATCCTGAAGATTGGCGTGGTTGGATTCAATTAAAAACCCAAGTTGAGATCACTGGTTGTTCTTGGGGCGTTCTGGTGGTCTTTAGTCATATTGCTAATGAGATTAGATACTTCTTCTATGAGCGTGATCTAGCCTTCAGTGAGCAGCTAAGGCTTTTAGCTGATGACTGGCAGAAAAGGGTTAAGACAGAAACTTACTTTAATCCTGAAACTTCTGATGATGCTTATGTGATGTTTGAAGATATACCAGTGGCTGAAGATGTTCTGGAGATGGATGATAGTTATACAACCATTATAGCTAGACATGAAAACATCAGTGCTGAGATTAAGCAGTTACAAAAAGAACAGGATGTTATACAAACTGCATTAATGGAAAAGATAGCCAACCATGAGAAGGCTGTTTGTGGCTCGTATCAGCTTGACTGGGGCTACATAAATTACAAAGCAACGCCAGAGAAGGTTGTTCCTGCAAAGGAAGCCAGAAGCGTTAGACGTA